ACTCACAAGGGATATGACTTTAGGGGTCTTGATCTACCCGATGAGGTTGTGGCTAGTGCAAGTGGAGTTATCGAGCAGAGAGTAGACTTATACTCGACTAATTGGATCAATACAGGGACTCTCACAACTAAAGATTATGGTAATTATATTAAGATCAAACACGACGACGGGAGTTATGAACTACACGCCCATCTTAGACAGGGATCAGCACTTAACCTGGGAACCAGGATAGGATCAGGACAGATCATCGCCAGGATCGGAAATACTGGCAACTCAACAGGCCCCCACTTGCATTCAGAATATAGAAATAGTAGTAATATCAATATAGAAGTAACATTTGAGGAGGTTAATATGGCAGAAATAGACGACTTGAGAATCCAGGTAACAAACCTACAAAAAGAGGTTGAGGAAAAGAACATCCAGATAGGTAACTATGCCAATCAGGTTAAAGGACTAGAACAGAAGTGCAAAGACGAATACGCCCGAGGGTTTAACGAGGGGAAGGCGTTTGTCTCGCCCGTAATCGGCTGGGAAGAGAACGGACTCACAATTGAGACAACTAACGGCAACGAAAAACGTATAATAAATTATAAGAGGAAGGTCTGAGCGACCCCAACATAGAGCTTATTCTCGACAAAATAAGCATCTTGGAGAAAAAAGTCAATGAATTACAAAAAAGTACGGACATCCAGCAGAGCGACCAAGACCAAGACAGAAAGCATTTTACCGAGTGGGACATTAGGATGGGAGCTATTGAGGCTCGACTTAAAGATCTTGCGGATAAGTTTACAAGGCTTACTCGGGATGTTATATCTGGGGTGCAAGACGTTATTGATGAGGCTCCTGGGGAAATCGCAAGCCAAGTCCTCTCAACGGCCAATAAGAAGAAGGGAAAGATATTAAAAAAGAGTCTTTGGACTCGTATATTTGGGAGGTAATATGTTTGAATGGATGAAGTCTACTAGATCAATTATCGCAGTTATGGCGATGCTCCTTTTATTTGTCGTCGTATTCGGAACTATCTTCGGCGCATCATTCCCTAACGAAATCTTAATGCTCGTAGGGACTGCTGTTGGGTCTGTTACTACCGCCTACTTTGGTAAGAGAGATAGTGCAGAAGATCAAGGTGGAGATATTACTCGAACTACGACTGAAACAGTCAAGCCTAAAGTAGAGGAATGATATGGTAAAAGATAATACTATTGTGTGGAGAGTAACTCAGCTAGAGAAACAACTAGATGAGGCAAATAATAGTCTTATTTTGATAATGACCAATCATTTACCCCACCTCTCGGCGGATATTATGTCACTTAAAACTAGAATAAACGTCTTAACGGCGGTAAATATAGGGTCTGTAATTATGGGTATAATCGTAGCAAGGATATTACAATAATATGGTAAACGGCAAACAGGGAATACAGGGATTTGGGGGGATACAGGGGGTGCAGGGCGTTCAGGGAGTCCCAGGAGTTCAGGGACTAAATGGAGTGCCTGGAGAGCAGGGGAAGCGTGGACAATCTGGATTTGTCAACCACCCCGTCTCTTATAAAATATCTTCTGTGATTTTGTTTATTATGCTTATTTCTCTTATGGCAGTAAGTTATTTTATCCTCGTTCCCTATAAAATCTTCGAGGTGTCTGGTATCGAGATACTTACCCCCGAAGTCAGGGCTGGTGAACAACTAATTTATAAAGTTAGTTACTGTAAATACAGTAACCTGCAAGGCACAATATCTAAAACTCTAGTTAATAGTATTATTATTCCTTTTACCCCCTACGTTATCAACGCTCCCGTAGGGTGTGGAATCAGGACAGTCTACCAAGAGATACCACTATTTGCTCCAAGCGGAACCTATCATCTGGGGATTATCTCTACTTACAGACCCAACCCCATCCGAGTTGTCAACATTGAATATAAGACTGGAGATTTTACAGTTAAGGGGGATGAATGACCTCGCAAATATACTATCTTGTCTTTATTCCTTTGCTTACCATTATATTTATCGCGGTGTTGACTAGGAGGTGAAAGACATGAGCGGGATGTTTTTATGGTTAGGGCTAACGGCAATTATAGCGTTACCTCATTTATTTAACGGACTACCCTGGGTCCTATTGGGTTCAATCTCAATGGTAATAGGGTGTGTTCTACTGGTGATCGGAAGATAGTGTCACCAGAGGGCTACAAACCCTCTGAAATACTCAAAGATGTAGCCCTTCTCGGGGGGTTGTTTTTAATTTCTCAACTAGCCTTTTCGCTAAAGACGAGAAAAGAGATAGGCGGACGCGATCATTGGCACTGTGCTGACTGCGGAGATCAGTGGTGGGACGGAGTAATGTTACACGCCTCGCACTATAATCACGATCAATCCCTACCCACATATGACTCTCCGGAGTCCGGCAGAATGCAATGTGTGGACTGTCATCAGTCATACCACGAGCTATATGTTGGTAACGCGGCGGCGATAGGCTTAACAGAAGAAGGAAATATGGCAGCCATAGCTTTATTAGAAGCAACTGAGAGGTTTCACAAATGAGTTATGGAGATCATCACGCATGACCAGGATGATGAATATACCACCGAGATGCGCGATCTCATCTTGGCATGGATGGAGGTTATACTAGAAAAGTATGCTAGAAATACAGAAGATGGTGGAGATGTTCAATCTGGATCGCCCGATCATGTCGAGCGCGGATCAGAACCAAGACCGCCAGAAAGAACTTTTAATGGATGAGGTTGAAGAGGCGTTTGAGGTACTAGATGATCCACAGAAACTAGGTACAGAATTGGCTGATATTCTCTGGTATGTTTGTGTGATCGCCAACATCCACGGGATTGATCTTGAGACAGAGGTTAGAGAAAAAGCGAGTCGGAATATGTGCAAGTATCCCAGTATCAACTTCCAATCAGGAGATTATCAGGTCGAGCGGGATAGAGCCATAAGAGAGTGGAAAGAAATGCGAGGCGAGGAGTGGTTTTACTCTATAGAAAGAACCAACCCACCGATAAGTGAAAAGTAGAGGTTAAAGTCTACCTACCCTACGAGTGGGTTCGTCCATGCACAGTTGAAGTGATTTCATTATAGCAGGTCTTGGTATTTCTGTTTATAGAGTTCCGCCAATTCTTCCCATTCATAAGACTTTATGGGTTTAGATTTGCTCCGACTATCCTCGGCTCTCCTAACCCCTTCCTCTCCGTATAGCTCAACCATCTTCCGACGGTATGGAACCCAGTTGCCTTTAAGGTTCACGTTGCAGTTGTAACATTGTCCAAAAACGAACTTCTCGTCAATTAAAACGGTGTTCCCTCTTCCTGGGATAAAGTGACCAGCCTGGGCGCACCCGATCCCAAAAGAGGGGTAGGGTTTCCCACAAGTTATACATAATAGAGTATCTTTGGTTTTAGTGGTGTTGAGTGCATCCCGCAAACGAACGTACTTTGAGAAAGCATCCCAGGCTTTTTTCTTTGACTTCTTAACTCCAGGTTTACTCATAGGACATCAATAATACACCCATACTCTGCTCCCGTCTCATCCTGTAGCTCTTGAGCCTTCTTAAGTGCTTGTAGGGGAGTATTGGCTACCTTCTTAGAATAGTACTCCGCGCTATCGCTATCGGCATGGATTATCTCGTAGTGGTTTTTAACTCTCAAAAGATAGATTACATCATTCTGCGACATTTTTCTCCGGTCTTTTGTAAACTGTAATCGTTAAGACGTGTTCAGGGTGTCTTTCTTCATGGAGATTGGCTTTACCTAGTAGAAAATCTACCGCAGCCTGGGTGATAGCTTCCAGTCCGTCTTGCCTATCTAATATCTTCATACACTCCCTACATCCGAGAGTTGATTTATTAGTAGCACCTTCCATTTCTAAGACTGTAATCATATCTCCTCTGTCCTGGCTGTAGGGGTCATAGGGAGTCCTCAATTACTAGCTCTGTAACTACCTTCTTTTCTCTGGGAATAATCACCTCATATCTGATTAAAACCGCTTCTTCAGTAGACCAGTTCTCTGGATATTTATCTTCGTGTTTTTCAATAAACTTAGTAATGCTATAATCTTCCATTACTTGTAAAAGGTTATTTTCTTCACCATCGTCTAGTGGTTTGAAGCAGTTACCATCTTCGTCTCCAGTTAAAAGTGCATATTTTTTCATAGTTCCCCCTCCTATATTATTATTTGTCATTGGATTCCTTGGTGAGTGTTGATATAAAATCAGCCATTTCGTTTGCCCATACATGGATGTTGGTAAACTGGGCGTGTTCATTGGAGTTTCTCAAGGTTATCTTTTTTACCTCATTAACTATCCTCTCCCGCTCTCCACTTATGCTCTCGGCTATTAGGTTAGAGACAAATTGTTCTATCGTTCTTGGGTTGCCGATAACTCCAGTCTTCCCATCTGGTCTACCGTTCTCGTGATAGCTCCAGAGCAACCTTTCAAGGTCAAGTTTCCAAGTTTCAATCCAGTTTTGTGGCGTTATTGATTGGGCATACCTAGAGTCACAAGAAAAGCAACCATCAGTACAGTATTTACATTTTCCATCTTTTTTCATACTTCCTCCTCTATGTCTAAAATTATTTTCTTTTCACTATATCCAATATCTGTCACCCAGTTTATTTTGAATGAGGTATAAAGGTCACGATGGGGACATTTATTAATTTCTTTCATCGGCATATCTCGTAAGTAGCCACCTATACAGTTGCATTTTCTAACCATTCTTGGCTCTATTTCAAAGTCTAGGTATTCATCTCGTAGTATTTTAATCAGTTCTCTTACTTTCATAAATCCTTTCGGCTTAGTGCCTGTGTGTTAAAACATCATCTCCTTCGGCAGTTACGCCTGTTTTGTTAATACATAGCTCTAACTAAAGCAATAAGACTAATTATCATTGATATTAAACACATATAAAATACAAATGATTGACCATTTGCTAAATATTTAATTGAGTCAGAATGACTAATATTTATTTCTGTTTGTTTATCAAATTTAACAAAATCAAAGTTTCTCATAGTTTTATAAATAGTTGGTAGTATCTTTGCTATTTTTACATCATCTTTATTATTTGGTTTTTTCATACTTTACCTCCTATTAACTCTTGAGCTTTGAGGGATGATATAACATCACTTATGTAGATAAGTCCTGGAGTTCCACCTCCACTTCCCCCCTGTTGGGGTAGAGTTGTTTGAGGTAATAAACTAATCTTCTCTATCACTTGTTGGTTGTGTTTTTCAATCGCTTGGTCTATTTGGGAGTGGAGGAAGTCTTTAACTTCGTCAGTTACATCAACTTCCCATTCATCATTCTTTTCGTCCCAATCTATCATTACTCCATCGGGAAACTTCTCATCAAACGCCTCATCAATAGCTTTATAGTCTTTCATAGTATTGTTACTCCTTATTCTTTTTTTAAGTGGTAAGCCTTTTCCGTTGTTCATAGTTATTTATTCCTCTTATAGAAAGGAACTACTCCAACTCTGTCTGAGCAAGTCCAAGCCTGTAGTCCCTGGCTATCTTTGATAATCTTGGCGCAGTCTAGGTTGTCTTTCCAGCTATTTTGGAAGTCTAGCCCTTTACAGAGTTTAGAGTTAGCGTCGTTTATTTGAGCCAGCCCCCAGTCTATTGTTCCATTCCTGTTAGTATTGGTTCGGCTCTGATCCCAGGTTCCATTCTCACAGGTTCCGATGATTGTAATCAGTTTGTCGGCATCGTCTCCAAACTTCTCTACTATGTAGTTAAGGATGCGCTGTTTTTGTGTTATGGGAGGTAGTACAATCGTTTCTACGGACGGTTTAGGCTCTACTGCCATAACTTCACCAGTGATGGGTCTATGGAGTTCTACGGGGGCATACAACCAGTTAATAAACGCCCCGATAGCGACAGTGGCAAGGAGAAGACGGATTCCGGCGAAGGTAGATCGGGAGAAGGGTTTGATGTAGTATTTTCCTTGGTGTCGCAGTTGTTTCATATTGCCTCTAGATTACCACATATTGTCAAATGTTGTCAATACCCAATTCCTTACCCATTACTTTTGTTTTCAATACAAACAGCTTTATTGTTTCTCCCGTCGCCCTAGGAGACAATTTACCATCTTCCCCAAAAATACCATTAAAATAAACGATCAACTTTTTAATTGTTTTCTTGATGGACTCCTCTTTATTTTCTAGCCCTTGAAGAAAAGTAATAAAATCCATCGTAGTCATTTTTCTGGCCATCGCTCGTGCCTCAAGTCTTTTAATTTCAACACCGAAAGATTTCCTGTTTATGAAAAATGATTCCTTATTGTGGTAGTTTCTATGACAATTGTTGCACAGTGGTGTTAGATTCTCGGCGGAGTTATTAAGCCTATTTCTGTCTATGTGATGTATTTCGATGCCCCCTTTCTCCCCACACAGCGCACATCCAAGCTCTTTATTTTTCTGGACAAGTTTTTGATAAAAGTTTATTTCGTTGTTTTTTATCTTTTTCTTTAGCTTTAATAACTGGTAGATTCTAGATGAAGTAATCTTGTACTTCGACACAAGATCAACAATGTTCATCCCGTTGTCATAGTCTTGTATCAATTCTATATTCCTATCAATTCGTTTCATTTGGCTCCTTATAAGCATTATTAAATAATCTATTGCCCCCCACTCCTGCCCGGCTATGGGGGGCGTAGGTTATCTAAGTCCTCCCGATTGGTAAGCCTTTTGGATGTCTACCGTCATGGGACGGTCTTCAACCAAGGGTTTGACCAAGCTAGGGTTCCCGTATAACAGAAGCATAAAAGCTCCCGCTACGATCACATCAAATAACGCTAGAACCCAGATAGCTATTGATAGCTTCTGAATAGATTTCTTCATAACTCTCCCTATATGAGGCTGTTTTGCCCCCTTGTAATTAAGCGATAACATTCTTGCTGCTTTCCGAATGACGAAGTGGTGAAGCCGTGGTATTCAATAACTCCTTTAGCCCTCAACTCTTTTAACCTTCCTGAAACTCGGTTAGGGGTATATCCCAGGTGTTTGCAGATATTTTCACAACTGGCGGGGATACTCCGCCCCTCTAAGTGTCTGATCGCCGAGGCCACCTCGTATTGCCGATCTCCTAAATTTAGGTCGTAGTATGAGATTATGCTGGTGTGGGAAACGTCAGTTTTCATATTCTTGTATTTTCTCCTTTACTTTGTCGATTATTTTTTCCATCTGTTGTGAGTAGTAAGTGGAAAATTCCGTGTCCGAACCTGACTTTTGATGTAGTACATAGAGCGCGCCCCGTAACCGCGAGCTGGCGGTCTTCCTCTCTACCTCACTTTTCGTTTCAACTATCTCTGGGAATTCCTCGTCCTGGGGCTGGATTAACATATCACAAACGATGTCTTGCAGGTCAAAAATCACTCCCCGCTCGTCTTTGTTAAGCTCTGGGGTGCTGACCCTAAAGGATACGCCGTTGTTTTTACTCTTAGCGGTGATGCTTCCGATAACGGCTGATGGTAGGTGGATGGCTTTGATCATATTATTTTACAAAATAAGGCTTGTGGCTTCTATCTTTAGAGCAAAAGTATCCCTTCCAGCTCTTACCCTCGGCGGTTGTGCCTGTTTTGTAGATAGTCTCTGATCCACATTGTTTACAGGGTACTCTAACCCCGTCAAAGTTCTCATCTGTTTTTGGTTCGGGGATCTTTCTCATCTCCTCGGCACTAGCTATTCCGTTGGTTGTCTCGTATCCGGCGAAAGCAAGGGCGCGCCCGACTGCGCTAGTCTCGGCGACCTCCCAGGGACTTTCCTTTTCTAGTGTCTTACTAGGATTGGCGGCACTGATGCCGGTGAAAGTACCCTTCTTGGTCGTTATGGTGGCTTTGATGACCACTGGCTCGCTAAAGAGTACCTCGGTACTTACACCCGTTAGGTCGTCCCCTGCGGCCAGTACGCGCTCTGCTACGGTGTTATACGACTTACCGTGAATCTGTATCGGCATGGTTGTTCTCCTTTACGAATTTAGTAACAAAGTTGATAACATCTAAGTTTTTACTGTTGTTAGCTTCTTCTTGTAGTTTAAGAAGAACTTGTAATTTAGCTAGGAACGCTTTGGCTTCGAGTAAGTTCATGACCAGTCTCCTGTTAATTGATGATAATCATGTTGTTCCCAATCTTCTAATAGGTCGTCAGTGTCTCCAGCTTCTTCGCTTGAGTCGTCGTCTTCATCAGTCTCGATATTAACTTCGTGGGATATTTCTTTAACTATAGAGGGGTCGATCTTTTGAGCGATGGTGGGATCAAGATCGGTGTCGTCAAGATCTTCTAAGAGTTTATCGGCTGGGTCTACAAACTTCCCGTACATTTTCTCGTATTCCTCGGTTGTGGTGGGGACTGGGTAGACATCGCTCATATCTTTGACCTTTCATGTAAAGATAAGTAATTAACCAGATAATACCAACTTTGACAACACTTGTCAAGCCCCTATTGTGATCTGATATAATTACGGCAGATCAACTCATGTTGACCTTTCACCACTGGGGAGCTTAGGCTCCCTTTTGGTATGTAATGGGTATGGTTGACAGTCTCCCAAAAAAGTGGTTAAGTGGAGTAGTTAATTGATAGATGGAGGACAGAGAGATGGAAGTACAAAACTTTCCTAAACCCAAGAAAATACCCTTTAAGTGTCCGGTCTGTAACGGATTCGGGACTCTTAAGTACGGGGCGATTACCTGTCAAGCCTGTGGGGGCAAGGGGTATGTAGTTGTTAATCAAGATGGACAGATGGAGGATCAAGATGGACAACCAGGGATGGATTAAATTACATAGGTCAATTGTTGATTGGGAATGGTTTGATGATGCGAACACCCTATCCCTATGGATTCACCTTTTACTAAAAGCAAACTACAAAGACAGCACTTGGCATGGGATTGAGATTAAGAGGGGATCGATGGTGGCTGGCAGGATAGAGTTATCTAAAATGACTGGTATATCAGAACAATCAATCCGCACATCACTAGCCAAGCTAAAATCAACCAACAATATAACCATCAAGTCAACCAATAAATATAGCGTTATATCAATCAATAACTATAATCTCTACCAAGACACTAACCAGCTAGATAACCAGCAACTAACCAGCAATCAACCAGCAACTAACCACGTACTAAGAAGTAAAGAAGGTAAGAAAGAAAAGAATATATATGGATCGCTCTCTTCTTTGAATGAGGAAGTGTATGGGGACATAGCCAAACAATACTCAGCATCTCTTAAAAGTGTAGCTGGACTCGGAGAGGAGTTGAGGTTGTACTGCGAGTCTAAGGGTAAGAAGTATGCCAATTACAAGTCTGCATTGCAAAACTGGACTCGGAGGGCCATTGAGGTTAAGAAGATTACCAAGATAGCCAGTAATCCAGTCCCAGATGACGACCCCGACTACGACCCCGAAATAGCCAAACAAAACCTCGAGAAATTAAGGGAGATGAAGAAAAATGTACTCGGAATCTGATATTACAAGGGCCGCAGGATTAGCCAAGTGGCTCATTGAGAAGAAGAATACCAAGTCTAGCGCGGCATACTTAATCGCTTGCCGTAAATATAACTTGCCACCAGTTACAGGTAGGGAGCTGGTACGAAAGGAATACCAGAAGATTAAAGGGATAGACCCAAACCAAATAAGTCTATTGCAATAACTACATCATTATGGTATACTACTAGATATGACCTGGAAGCCCCCAAGCTATACCTTAACCCCTAAAGAGAGAACCCTGATCAATAACTTTGGAGAGAAACCCAAGCGAGAGAAGAGAAGCTGGGAACTCCCCTCACTCAAACCCAAGAAGTATTATCCTCGACGCAAAAAGATTATCATTACAGAACAAATGAACGAAGAATTTAACAAGGAATGGGAACAAGCCAAGAAGACTTGGGAGTGGCACAACAACAACCTAGCAGTTAATCAATCAATAGGAGACACCCATGACACCAACTAACGCTAAGTGGGAGGAGGAGTTTTCTAAGAAGTTTGTTCACAAGGGAGAAGTGGGAGGAAGTTTTGAGGTGGCTGGGGAAGATGCAGAAGAAATAAAATCATTTATACGTAAGGCACTCCTAGAACGGGAGAGAGAGTTGATTAGAGTTGTAGAAAAATGGATAGAGGAAAGCGGAAATCCTCCAGAAGATAAATTCTATGGAATAGGTGAAGCTGAGGTGGCTTATCGTGGCTACTGTCACATTATAGGAAATCAAATATTAGAGGCTCTCAAAGCCCAATCACTACTGAGGGACAAATGAGTATGACAGATAAAGCAACTATAGACTCACAACTTAAAAACAAAATCATTCTCGTATGGAACGAGATAATAGTCGCTGCACAAACCACTAACGGAGAAGATAATAAACTACCCCAAGCATATGAAAAATTCAAATCCCTCCTCCTAGAAGTAGTGAGAGAGGTGCACGAGGACTACAAAGAAGCACAAGATGACCACAACAGGCTAGTTAGAGAGCTTGATGTGTTGATGAACGGAGACGGAGCGGCGAAACAAGCAAGTTTATGCGACATCGTAGCACAGTTTCCTAAATGGAAATTAGAGCAACTCGAGAAAGTGAGGGGATTGTGAGGGTGATATAATATACTCATGCCAAAGGTAAAACCTAGCGCAATAATTACCGCAGATTTCCCGCAAAGTGTCGCACAGTTTAATCCCACAGCCTCAATGAAAGTTTGGCTTGATACAGCAATAAATTTAGCAACAGATTCACCAGCAGAAATAGCAGAAGAGAGTAACCTCAGTAGACAGGGATGGTACAAATGGCTTGATATACCAGGCTTTGAGGATTGGTACTTCGAAAATTACAGACAAAAGCGCAGACGTTGGCTACCAAAATTAGATAAGATTGGTATGGAAAACGCCCAGAACGGCAAATATGATTTCTGGAAGGATATGAATAAGAAGGCGGGGGAGATTTTAGATGGAGTTTCCACCAATGTTCAGGTCAACGTGTTAAACCAAATCAAGAGCGACAAGGATAAGTATGGGATATAGCCCCGGATACCGACAGTTTATTGAGGACAGGTTATCAATTGTGGATAAGTCAGGCGAACTCGTAGACTTTATCCCCAATAAGATACAACTCAAATACCTAGAGGAGGGGACGGGAAAAGACATTATCCTTAAAGCACGCCAACAGGGATTCTCAAGTTTAATTCTTGCTATCTTTACCGCCGACTTTATTCTAAAAGAAAACAGCCGAAGTGTAATCGTGGCTGATATAGCCGATAACGCGATGGAACTCTTAGATCGTGTGAAGCTCTATCTTGAGTCCTACGGAGAGAAAACAGGAGCACCTATCCCACTTAAGTATAATTCCAAGTACGAGCTTTACAATGAGACCAACAGGGCCCGGTATACCATAGGAACGGCAGACAAGACAGACTTCGGGCGATCTAAAACTATTACTAATTTACACTTATCCGAGTTTGCCTTTTACCGTGACGCAGAAAGACTACTGGCCGGGGTGATGCAAGCAGTGGTCCCCGAAGGAAGAGTGATTATTGAGACCACAGCTAACGGGTTTAACTTCTTTAAAAACTACTGGGATGATTCCGAGCGGGGAGAAACAGGATTCAAGCCTTTATTCTTTAAGGCGAGTGAGTTTTATGATCCAGAATTCCTAGCAGTTAAAAAGAGAGACCTAGGAAGACTCTATGTACAGGAGTATCCTGACAATTTCCTAGAGGCGTTTGTGACATCGGGCGAGAGCTACTTTGACAAAGCCAGTTTAGCTACTTACTTACAGGAGACATCAAGTGCTAAAGAGATATAGAAACCTAGACCACGGAGAGTTTATTGTCGTCGGGGTTGATACTGCCGCCGGGGGAACAGACTATTGTGCAGCTCAATTCCTCTCTAAGACCAAACTAGATGTTCCGATTGTCTATCACAAGCACACTCTAGCCACCGAGATGACTCCCACCCTACAACAAGAGCTAGAAAGAATCTATGACGTTACTCAGGTAGCGCCCGTGGTAGCCTACGAAAACAACAACGGAGGGATATTCGAGTTAGAGAGATTGGCTTCACTCAACCGACTCAACAAGTATAAGATCTTTACTATGCCTCAGTACGGAGCTATCCAGAACGGACAACCAACCAAGTTAGGATGGTCCACCAATACAGCAACCCGACCCAAAATGCTCACCGATCTCAAAGAGTGTATCGATGGGCATTTAATTAGACTCTACGACAAAAAAACAATAGAAGAAATGTTTTCATTCATTGTTGTGCAGGGGACTACTACTTGGAAAGCCCAGGCTGAACAGGGCGGACACGACGATTTGGTCATGAGTTTAGCTATAGCATGGCAGCTCTACCAGTCAGAACAAGCCCCACAAGCGATTTGGCGAGCACCAATTTCGGATATTAGCAATAAAAACTGGGGGATTGGACGATAATGAACTCACTGCCTACCATAGTCGAACCCCAAACCAACGATGAAAGGTTCCTACAGGTCCTCATGCAAGGCGACCCAGAACTGGCAAGAGTCTATGCGTATATCAGAGAGACCAACTTTAACACAGCCATTCTCCCTCCACTCATCAGAACTCTAAGTAACTTAGCTATGGGCACAGGGTTTGGGAAGGTGCAGATATTTATGGAGTCAAGGGTTATTACAGCCATTAAACCAGAAGAATCAAACAAGGTTAATTTGCCCGTAGTTGACGATTCGGTAGAAAGTGTATAATATAAACTAAATCAGTCCGAAACCTAGAAGGTAGAGACTCTCACAAATTATTGTGGGGGTCTTTTTTTGTACTATGAAGCAAGGATCGCTCTCAAAAGAAACATCAAGGGGAACAAAATCAGAGAGAACTTTATTCAAGGATGTTATCTCTCACTACGAACTAGCAAAACAAGATCTTGATGCTCGTATTCCAGACTGGGATAAGAAAGACGAACTATTCCGATCATTTATTGACGAATCCAAGTGGCCTTACAACTCGGTGGTGTTTGATCCCAGGGTATTTACCGCTATATTTGAGAAAACTGCGCGTCTAATGGCTAATAAGCCCCGTGGCCGCATGATCCCACGTGAGGGGGGCGATGCTATTGGAGCCAAGATCAACAACGAACTCCTATCTTTCCAATGGGACGAGAACGAACGAGTTGACGGGACCCCCATGCTGGCCAAGTGGGCCATGATGGACCAAAACGCACGCAAATACGGAGCATCATTCGCCTTAGTCAAGTGGCAATACCAGACTTGTAAGAAGAAAGTTGATGGTAAATACGTTACCAAGCCATTTTATGATGGTCCAGACTTCAAACCTCTTATTAACCGAGATGTCTTAGCTAATCCTTCATACTCAAGTGTTAAAGGTTGGTTCCAGTACAGAGATTATGTAACCCTAAAAGAACTTGAGTACACCAATGACTCAGCTAGGACCGAACCCGTATACAAAAACCTTGATCTACTTAAAGACGCTATCCACCAGGACGAGGCTAAGGGGTCTGACACCCGAGAATCTAACTGGATGTCTAAAAATAAGAACATCAAGTCGATTCCAGATCTATTGGGATCAGATACAACCAACAAAACTATTGAAGTGGTAACGGAATACTCAAACGAGAGATGGGTAACATTTGCCCCTAAGCACGGTGTAATTCTTAGAGACATCGCTAACCCCATGGATCACGGGCAAATCCCCGTAGTCATGCTTAAGTATTACCCAATTGATGATGATTTATATGGACTCTCAGAGATTGAGCCCGTAGAAAGACTTCAGAGAGCCATCAACGCCCTACTTAATCAATATCTAGACAACATCAACATTTCTCTTTACACACCCCTTAAGATTCGAGCAACAGGCGTACAGATGCACACCATCGAGTTTGGTCCAGGGAAGAAATGGATAATGAACGATCCAGCAACTGACGTAGTTCCTCATGTTTCCGCAGGCAACGGAGTCGCTGAGTTTGCCTCAACCTATAGATTCTTAGTCTCAGCTATGCAAGAAGCACTCGGAGAAACCTCGGCCGTTACTTCTGGAGCTATGCCTGGTGCGCCCGAAAAGACCGCAACAGAGATCAAATCATCTGATGTACAGCGCAACGCCCGGGACAACTATAACCAGATGTACTTAGCCGAAGCCCTCAAAAAGCAAATGTTGTTCTGGCACACAATGGATAGACAGTTCTTATTTTCAGACCCCTCAGCTCAACAGAAAGTAATCAGGATCGTGGGTAAAGAAGCGCTTCGCTACTTCCAGGGCGCAGGACTTGATCAGGAATCACTACAAGAGAACGAGGCCATGGCGATTGCCGAAGCTGGTGCTCCCGAAGTTGATGACCAGTTTAAGAGTCCAAACTTCCCGGTTGACCTGGACGGAATTACTGTTCCCAAGATGACAATGGATGACACGGGTGAGATGGGTACTCTAGTTCTCGAACCTGAAGATCTCATGGGTGAGTACGACTACATTCCAGATATTGAGTCTATGAGTCTCCCAAGCGATCAGGCTACAACCGCAGCCCAGAGGTCAATGGTAGAGTCCGCAGCCAGTCCAGAACACGCTCAAGCTCTCGCCATGGAAGGATACAAGATTAAACTCAAGGAACTAGAGGAAGACTACTACGAAAAACTAGGCCTTAAAGATGCGGATAAATACTATGAGAAGTTACCACAACAACCACAATTACCAGTACAAGGAGGTCAGAATGCAGCTCTCCCCCCAGGAAGAACTAGCCCTCAAGGACAGCCTGGAGTTCAAGGCGCTATGCCAAACCCAGGGATGGCTCAAGCTCCGCAAATGGCTTGAAGCTAAAAGGGACGAATCGTTCCCTATGGTGACTTCTTCTAGGAATCTAGAGGAGTTTACCTATGCAGCTCTAGCCTCATCTGCTCTAAAGCAGGGAATTGTGGAGGTGTTGCAGTATGTTGAGCAACAATCGAGCATGAGTGAAGAACTAATTAAAAAACAAAAGGCAGAGAAAGATACTTTCCGAGCCGTAACAGGAGGTTAAGTATGGCAGATACAATCCGCTATCGTTTTGTACCCCAGGGTTCCACTGACTACAGTGAAGATCAGCGCCAGGTTACTGACGAAGAAGGTTATGTGACTACGTTCGGCGACAATGAAGCCAAGGTGGTCCCCTTCCACGATTACAGCGTATCTTTAGCAGCTGGTGCCGTGATCGTTGATAACAGAGAGCAACCCGCAAGGATCTAATGAAAGTAAACCTGGAACCTCTCCCAGCCAGTACCGATGAGTACTGGAAAGAGGCGAACATTAACAAGCACGAACTATCTAAGCCAGAGGCTTGTGAGCACTACTTTGCTCGCACCTCTGGCACGGAAGTCAAATGTAATAAGTGCTCGATAGGGTTTATCATTACTCCAGACATAGAGCTGGTAGATGGACACCTGTTTAAGCACGGATCGAAAATGATTTAAAGAGGGGGGATTTTTAATCCCACGAAGAGGCAAACGACTTATCAGTCCCCGCCTCTTTAGATCAATTAGATCTAATGCCCTTGCTATGCGTGCAAGTAAAAAAGCGTCATATAAAAGGAGGACATCATGGCCGATGACCAACGGGCAGAAATTGTGGAGGAGACACCACAGGAGCCAATGCCTAGCTCAGATCAAACCACTGAAACCCAAACTGAGGAAGTCGAAACCTCACAAACGGAGACAGTAGACGAACTATCGCCAGACGTGAAATCACGCACTGCCGAGCAGTTTAACAAGTTAAAAAGAGAGCTTGCCGAGGAGCGAGAAAGGAGAACTAGACTCGAAAGGGCCTATACTCCCCCCGTCCCAGCAGTCCCCGAGTGGTATGACCCCACGACTGGAATTGTTGATCCTAACAAGTTGCAACAGCGAGAACAGACTCTGATAAGTCAGTTGAACTCACTCCAGCAACAAGTTCAGGGTTATACAAAACAGTCTGAGGCTCAACAGGAGAAAGAGGCTTATGCCGCTTATCCTGATCTCAAGTCTAACGAGAGATTCCACGAGGAAGTTATCCGCAAGATGGCAACTGAATTTGCGGTTGGAAACAACCCAACAATGAAAGAAGCCGCTGACGCGGTAATGGGATTCGCTAAAAGCCTTACAACTAAGGCTGAAAAGGAAGGTGCTCGCAAAGCACTCGAACAATTAGCTCCTAAGGAACAAGCGTCCTTAGAAGCCACGGGAAGATCGGATCGTAGACTACCAAGTCAGGATCTTGCTCAACTTTCTCGTCAAAGCCGTTATGGTGGAGACGCAGGAACGGCGGCAGTTCTGGCAAGGCTACGAAATGTTCCTTCTGTGTAAAAGTAAAAATATATTGGAAAGGAGTAAAAATATATGGCATATGGACTTTTAACACAAACCGGTGTTAGAGATACCGATGCTGCGATGAGAGAGGATCTGATTGACATCATTACTGATGTTAGCCCAGACTCCAATCCCCTCATGACCATGCTTGGTCGCACCAAGGCTTCACAGCCTTTGCACCAATGGCTCGAGGATTACATCGCGCGTCCTACAACTGTTTCATCTTCAATCGAAGGTGCCGCAGCTACGTACGCCGATCTGGCAAACCCAGAACGACGCACTAACTGGACAAACATCGTGACTCAAACATTCCGAGTTTCTGGTACTGAAGCCGCCGTTGATCATGCTGGCATGGGCGATCCCTACGATTACCAAGCCGCTAAAGCATTGACCAACTGGAAAAATCAGGCTGAGTTCACCCTCGTTCGTGGAGCTATGGCTTCGGGTTCGTCAGGTGTGGCTCGTCAGATGGCTGGCCTTGATTCCGTGATTACGTCGCACTTTACTGCACGTAACTCTGGATCGAGTCTTTCTGAGACTGAGTTTAACGACGCAGTTAAAGAAGTGTGGAACGATGTAGGTTCTAGCGACGTGTTCGATATGGTACTTGTACCTTTCGCGCTCAAGCAACGAATCTCACAATTCACAGCTGGTAGTACCAAAACCGTGGATGCAAGCGACAAGCGCTTAACACGACCAGTCGATGTGTACGAATCCGATGGTGGCATCGTTCGTATCTTCGCTCACAAAGATGTCCGATCCGCTGCTGCTACCCCAGGCCCAACGTTCTTGGGTATTAAGGAAGACAAGTACAAGATCGCTTATCTGCGTGATCCTAAGAGGGAAGAGCTCGCTAAAGATGGTGACCGCCGAAACGGTCAGATCGTTGGTGAATTCACCCTTGAGTTCCTTGCGGAGCGCACCTCTGTTCGCAGAGTTGGCTACAACATGAACGGTTAATTACTAACAGTAGTAATACAACTAGCCCCCGAAAGGGGGCTTTTTGTTGGTGGTATAATATAGACATGGATAGCACTAAGCTACTAGCCGATAATCTTCGTTGGGCTCCAGCTAAAGCAGTAGATATGGGCAACCGCCTAGTCTCCCTCCGTCAAACTCAAGGACTATGGACCGTAATTGAAGAAATAATGCGGATGTGGGCTGACACAAACCCCAGAGAATATCAATCTTATCTAATTGACTTAGAAGATACCAAAGAAGACGGAAAGATTACCTCGGTAGGCAATAAGAGGTGGTCTAACGTCAGCAAAGATCTCAACGGGTCCATGCTACGCCACCGACTAGATATACCCGTCAAAGTGGTCTACATGATCCGCAGGTTATATTCTGTAGACGAGTGTCCCATGGACGCTGACTTTTATGATGAGTGGTCCCGCAGATTCCCCAAAACAGTAGTATCGGAGCTAAGATGAGCATTGCCCTGTCGATGATTGTTAAAGGAGACGAACAGGTAAGCGACTTAAAGCGCGCCATAGAGTCAGTAAAGTCTCAAGTTGATGGAATGTTTATTACGATTACTACAGAATCAGACGGGGAACTCAAGAAAATGGCCGAGGGGATGGGGGCGATAGTAGCTTATGAACCCAATTTATTTTTTCACTCGGTAACTAAAGACGAAATTAAGTGGGCTAAGGACTTTGGGCTTACTCCTACGGCAGTACCGGGGGATAAAATCTTTCTCTTTGACCAGGCTCGTAACTACTGCATGAACCTGATCCCCAAAACCTTTGACTGGATCTTCTGGATGGACACAGATGACGTGTTTAGAGGTGAATCACTCAAGAAACAAGCTCAGATAGCGGATGAAAACCAGGCTCAAAGCGTGTTTATGAACTACATTTACCAGGCAGACATAGTCGATGGGAAAATCCAACACATCCTGATCGAACATCTACGGGAGCGCCTGATTAAGAACGACGGATCGTACAAATGGGTAGCACCAATCCATGAAACCTTGATTGAACAGCGGCCCACCAAGAAGATTGACACTAAAGAGTGTGATGTTTTACATCTCTCAGACAACGAGCGTAAGGTAAGGGCGATAAGTAGAAACATTAAAGTCCTTGAGTACGCCGTGATGCTGTGTAAGGCGGAAGATCCCCGCCCCGTTTACTATCTAGCTAAGGCATATTTTGATGTCTGGCTCAATGATAAAAACAAAGACTCGCTAATGCAGGCCAAACACTTGTTTGGACTTTATCTGGATGGTCCTCATCCCTCAGGATGGACCGAGGAGCGAGCACAGTGCTGGGAATACCTTGTTGAAACATATAGATCACTAGGAGAACTCAACAATGCCATCAAATGCGCTCACAACTCGATGATCGAGGACGAGAGATTCCCCTCTGTCTATATCAATCTAGCCCTCTGTTACCTCTATAAGATGGACTACAACCGTGCCCTGTTCTGGGTACGACTAGGAACCAAGATAGATCAGCCCCAAACCACTCTCGTAGCCTCACCCAAAGACTTACAAAGTAGAACACTTGAGGTAATATTTCACTGCGCCCTCAATACCAGCAAGATTGATGAAGCCATGGCGGCGGCCGAGAAACTGTGTGAACTGCACCCGGGAAATCAAGAGTTTATTAACCGCGTTAACTTAGCCAGAAACATTAAAAATCAATCTGAACTAACTAGAATCATGGTGGAGATGGCCAAGTATCTTGAATCAACCGGAGAAACAGCCAAACTTAAACCTCTAATCGACGCTACTCCCCAACTAATTAAAGACAATCCATTTATGATCGAGTGGGCTAATAAGGTCTATCCCCCCAGAGTACACTCCAATAACGAGATAAGCATCTATGTGGGACCATGTTTTACTACTTGGTCGCCCAAATCGCTTGAGAACCCCGGTCAAGCATTTATTGGTGGGAGTGAGGAGGCAGTTATTTACCAGGCCCTAGCCCTTACTAAGTGCGGTTGGAAGGTAACGGTATACGCAGACCCAGGAGCGGATGAGGGAGAGCATGACGGAGTTACCTATTTACCCTACTACAAATGGAATAAACAGGATGAGTTCAACATTGTAATTGGCTGGCGCAGACCAGACTTCGTAGACCAGAACTACAAAGCTAAGAAAAACTATATCTGGTGCCATGATCTTCTTAACCCACAAGACTTCACTGAGGAGAGACTGGCTAAAATAACCAAGGTGATGGTTCTTTCTCCATTTCACAGATCTAATATCCCCAACGTACCAGATGAAAAGATTATGATTACGAGTAACGGAGTGGCCCTATGAGGTGGGGAGAATTGGCTATTAAGCTGGGGAAGAGAAACTGGGTGGCCCTAGATTTGATTACCCCCTTATCCACCCACTACAAAATAAGTAAGACAGAAGTTAAGCGCATAGTAGAACAGGGCGGTCTAACGGTTGAGTTCCTAGACCCAAAGGTAAAAAATGAGAAACAATAAGAAAGTGTGTTATACATCAAGCTATGATAGAGGCTTAGAACACCTCCTAAAAATGTGGCCTGATGTTAAAAAGGTTGTCCCCGGGGCCGAGCTATTCATAGCCTACGGATGGCAATTGTTCGTCAAGTTCTACTCCAATAATCCAGCATCAATGGGATGGAAAACAAAAATGGATGAGCTGATGAGTCAACCAGGGATCACTCACCTAGATCGCCTACCCCAAGACAAGTTGGCAGAGGAGATGAAAACCTGTGGAATTTGGGCTTACCCTGCTCACTTTGGGGAGATAAGTTGCATTAGTGCCATGAAGGCCCAGTGCTACGGAGCAATCCCTGTTGTAGTGAACTACGCAGCCCTCCAGACCACCGTCCAACATGGGATCAAGGTTGATGGTGATGTATATGACAAAGAGACTCAAGAGAAGTTCAAACAGGAACTAATCTCTCTCTTAAAAGACGACAAACGACAAGAAGAGATTAGAAAACCCATGATTAAGTGGGCAAAAGAAACCTTCTCTTGGGATAAAGTAGCAAGTGAATGGACAAAGGAGTTTAGGCTATGAGTCAAATACCTTGCCCAGAATGCGCCTCCTGTGGTCTAAGGATTAGAGATGGGAAGAAAGCCGAGGTTTTCATCTGGCAGAAACCAGAAAGAGGTAAGGAAGGGTTTATGTGGCACTTGGATTGTTATCAGAAAATTATCGAATCAATGGGAGGTAAAGATGGAAATTAAAATGCACGACAAGAAATGTCCTCAGTGTGGTAAAGATTTTCAGTATTGGGACATGAGCCACGTTCCAGATACTTGCGGATCAAGAATGTGTGAGCGCAATGAAGCCTGGGCCAAACGCCACACCGATCAGTACGGCAATAGACCCAGCGGTGAGGAGATTAAGAAATGGAACTAGTAGAGATCGACAAGCTGATCAGAAAAACTCCCTTCGAGATGACGGAGGCTCTACCCTATTTGGGTGGAGTTGAGCCATCCAGCTTGGCCGACATTACAGGGGGCTGGTCTGACTACTACAAATATCTAGCTAAGATGATGAAGGCTCTCAAGCCCAAGCAGGTAGTAGAACTTGGAAGTGCAGCGGGGACAGGGGACTTAATGATTCTCTCGACTCTACCCAAAGATTCCATGCTCTATGCTCTCACTATCCCAGAACCAGAGGGTGAGTGGAGATTCATCAAGGAGGAGTACCCGAACCTAACCATGATTAGAGGAAACTCACTTGAGTTAAATAATTGGAACAACGTTGATCTTTATGCTACGGATATATTATTTCTGGATACAGACCATCAATATGGTCTATTTACCGCAGAAATGGATCTTTACTCTCCCCTACTGAAAGAAGGGGCGATTTTTCTTTTTGATGATATTCGGATTAATAATGGTATGAGTAGGGCATGGGAGGAAATGAAGTGGGATAAACTGGAGTTATTAGATCTGCACACTTATAAGAACACGGGCTTTGGTATGGCAATATCAAACGGGAAAAAATGGAGATAAGTATGGGTAGATTTGAAAAAGGACACCCTGGATACAATAAAAAGGCCAACGGCGGATCTCTTAAGAAAGGTCTGGTCCCTTGGAATAAGGGAAAGACTAAAGAAGATCTCCCTCAACTATCCAACTCTGGAGTTAAAAAGGGAAATATCCCTTGGATAAAAGGAAAGAAACACTCTAAAGAAACGATTGATAAGTATGTTGAGCAACGAGCAGGATCAAAAAGCTATCACTGGAAGGACGGCAGAAGTAGCATCCCTGGCTATCTTAACTGGTTAAAAAACCAATATAAAGCGAGAAAGAAAAATGCCGAAGGATCCCATACCTTCAAAGATTGGCTATTTCTAAAAGAAAAATTTAATAATACTTGCCTGTGTTGCGGAAGAGTCGAGCCTGAAATCAAACTTACAGAGGATCACATATTGCCAATAACTAAGGGGGGTAGCGACTACATCGACAACATCCAACCCCTGTGTCAATCTTGCAACAGCCACAAGAATGTAAAGACAACATCTTATAAAAACACTGGGTTTGGTATGTTCCAAAAAAACTAATGGAATTAACTGGAAACTCATACACAGCATCAGATTTGAACTTAGACGACTTCTCCTGTGGTAAATATGTTTCAATAGCTGGAGGGTGCAGGTTCCACGGCCCATCCAATCATCCCTGGGTGACAGATAGAAAGTGTGTAACTAATTACCCCTTTGGAGATAAGAACCCAGACTGGGACTTTCCCAAATCAAGTGGTAAGGGAAAGGGGTCAATAGGAAATGATGTCTGGATAGGTGAAGATGTTATTGTTTTGTCTGGGGTGAACATAGGAGACGGGGCGATCATAGGGGCAGGAGCTGTTGTTTCTAAGAATGTCCCCCCCTACGCAGTTGTTGTTGGGAATACCGCTAGAGTAGTTAAATACAGATTCGATAAACACCAGATAAAAACATTGCTTAAAGTAAAATGGTGGGAGTGGAGCGATGCTGAAGTAAGAAGTAAGTTACCACTATTGGCTAATATCAACAAATTTATGGAGGAATATGCTTAAACCAAACATGACAAACGAGGAATACTTTGCCCTATACCCAGAACATACTGTGGATTTTATGGAACTTCAGGTCGAAGATTATAAAATGCCCAAGGACTTTGAGCATCGGGTAGAAGGAAGATCTTTACTGGCTATCTACTCGGCGGTGAGAGACGTTAAACCCAAAACTTGTCTACAGCTTGGGTGTTGGCACGGAGGGACAACCAACGTAATTATGGCAGCTCTCAAGAAAAATGGTGGTAAGTTTAGATTCGTAGCCTCAGAACTACTAAATGACATGAAGGAAAACACAAGACAACACGTTTTAAGGGAGACTGGACTTGAGCCAGAGATGGTGGGTGACTGCACCAAAGAAATACCTAGTGACTTGAAGAACATTGACTTCCTTTATCATGACACAGATCATGATCTTGAAACAACCAAATGGGTTGTTGAGAATGTCTTTCCTAAACTTAAGGGCGGAGCATTAGTTATCTTTCATGACTGGGCAGTAACTGACGTAAATGGCGAGTGGAAGGGCAAGGGAGAGGGTGGAGTAGGTGGATGGGGAGAGACGGAATACCTTTTAGATCTACACAGACAAGGGAAACTACCCCTTAAGAAAGTCTACTGGAATTATGGTAATCCAGGTCAAGAAGAGTTGGGAGTTTTTTTGTATGAACATAGCGTTTGAATGGGAATGGGGAAGAGCCAAAGAAATTGAACCCAATTGGAGGGATGGTCTTCGGGCATGCCTAGAAAACATTGAGAAAGAACATAAAGTAGACTGGTTACTTTACGAACCCCCCAAGAAAGAATATAACTGGATTATTACCTGGTGCGACTCAAACTCACAGTTTTCCTACTTCTTTACTCCCCAATTCAAGTCTAAGAGGGGGATTTTCTTAACCACCAATCCCACTAATTACCACAACCTAAGGGGGTTTGATGTAGTATTTTGTGAGTCAAGTGTGGTCTTAAACGAGTGTAGGCAGTGGGGAATCCACGCAGTTAAGGCGTTTGGGACTGATGACAACTTCTTTGTGCCTGGAGAACTAGAGAAAGACCTGGAATACTTCTACCCCGCTACCTTCTCTCCCTGGAAAAAACAATCAGAGATAGCTTACTTGGGTCCAAAACTAACCTGTATAGGGACTATTCAACCCGACGGACAAACAGAATATGACGCTTGCGTTAATAATGCGGTAAATACTGAGGTTGGCTATTTTCCTCCAGAGAAAATCAGGGATTACTACCAGCGTTCTAAGGGAGTGATTATTCCAGCGGCACATGGGAGCGAGAGAACGGTCCTTGAGTCAATGTCTTGTAACATATTGCCAGAAGTCACAAACCCCAATAACTTAAAATCAAAAACCTACCTTGAAGAGTTTGCCAGGTCGGGAGCCAATTCACCAAGAGAATTTATAGTGGGGAATTATAGTGGAAAAAAGTACGCCCAAGACGTTCTGAAAGGACTATATGACTGCGAAGATTAGTGTGATTATCCCCTGCTTTAATACCAGCGAAGAAATCCACCGGATGACCCAGATGAGTGTGGAAACAATCAAAACGGCCAGACAAGACGTTGAGATGATCATTGTGGATAACGGGTCTACATTCGCTCCGGGATACCTAAGGGAAGTCGCAGACATCTACATTCAAAATAGGTCTAACTTAGGATACCCAGGGGCAGTTAATCAGGGCTTAGCACTGGCTAACGGAGATGTCTTGTGTATCTCAAACAACGATATTCGCGTCCCCGAGAACATTTTTGAAGTAGGCGAGGAGATCTTAAAAGATCCCAAGGTGGGATCAGTCCACTACAAGATGATCCCCTATGATGAGCCGTTTAACTTTGGAGACAAAATTTGGTTAACAGGTAAAGAGCGATGGTGTACCTCCTCATTCTTTCTAATCAAGAAAGAAGCGTTGCCAGAAGGAAACTATGACCTTAACTTCGGCATGGGTGGGTACGACGACTGGGATATGTGGCATCGGGTGCGCCACCTAAACGGGTGGAAAACTGCCTACACCAACAAATCAGCTTATCAGCATTGGGGGAGCTGGACACTTTCTAAGATGCCCCAGTTTAAAATGGACGAGAACCGAGAGTATTTTAAAAGTAAACACGGCGAATATGCCGAAGACATCTGGAATAGATTATATCCCGACCAGATGCGGGAAGAATACTATGGAGGGTTCGCATGAACTACACCACCGTTACTAAATGCCGTTCGTGCGGCTCTGATAAATTAACCGAGGTTTTTTCACTCGGAGAGCAAAAGATTGTCGAGTTCACCAACACCTCTGTACTAATTCCTTTAGAACTAATCCAATGTGAGACCTGTATGCTAGTCCAGCTACGCCACACCACCAAACCAGAGTTATTGTGGAATGATGGGTACGGATACCGATCTGGGGTAAATGATGCGATGGTCAGGCATCTTCACGGGATTGCTCATGAGGCGGAGAAGTTTGTCGAGGACGGGGACACTGTTTTAGATATAGGGTGTAACGATGGGACTTTGCTCGATGGGTACACCAAAAAGGTTAAACTCGTGGGCATTGACCCCTCTGAGAACGTCGCCTCTTATATCAACGAGACCCTAAAGGGTAAGGACTATTCTGTAGTTTTTGACTTCTTTAATGCAAAAAAACTACAAGATAAGTTTAAGGTTATCACCGCGATCTCAATGTTCTATGATTTGGATGATCCCAACAAATTTATGAAGGATATATCCGACGTTTTACTGCCCGGAGGGGTATTCATCATCCAACAAAACTATTTAGGTTCGATGATTAAGAACTGCGCCTTTGATAACATCTGTCACGAACATCTTGAGTATTACTCGCTTACCTCACTCTCCAATTTATTACTGCGTCACGGGATGATGGTTTTTCGGGTAGAGGAGAACGATCTTAATGGTGGATCAATCAGAACCTATATCTGTCGGATAGGAGAAAGACCACCAGAAAAAAGTGTTGAGGAAATGATAAAGAAAGAATCAATGCTGAGTGTTGGGGAGTTCTCCAAGAACGTTAAGAGAACCATTGAGTCGATTCGGGACGTAGTTCTAGAACTTTACAAGGAAGGCCATACTATCTATGCCTACGGAGCTAGTACTAGGGGCGGCACACTCTTACAGGCTTGTGGGCTAGATAGTCGTGTTATCCTAAAAGCCGTCGAGCGTAACCCCGACAAATGGGGCAAAGTGATGGAGTCAACGGGAATTCCGATTATCTCAGAGACTCAAGCCCGCAAGGAAAACCCTGACTATATGATTATTCTCCCCTGGTTCTTCGCTGATACGTTTATGGAGCGAGAGAAGGAATACACCTTTCACGGGGGAAAGTGGATCGTCCCCTTGCCGAAACCGAGGATAGTATGATTTCCGTTCTCAGTCCGAGTGTGCGCGAGGGTGGGTTAGATATGGTAGCTAAGTGTCTATCCCGTCAGACTTATGATGGAGAGGTGGAGTGGCTAGTATCTACCCCATACAAGCCTCCAGAACCCGCTATACAGGTCGGAACCACCCCCAAGGGTGATTACCACTACGCCCTCAATCGTGACTGGAATAAGCTCTATAGAAAGGCCCAGGGAGAGTTGATCGTTAACATAGTTGATCTACTCTGGTTCCCCCCCGATATGCTTGAAAAGTTCTGGTATCACTACCAATCTAACCCTAAAGCCCTAGTAACTACCATTGGACATCAGTACGATCAAATGGTAGACGGAAAGCCAGAGAACAAAATGTGGTCAGATCCTAGAGCTAGACTGGATCAGGGTTCCTACTGGGAGATATTCCCTCAAGATATGGAAATGTGTGTTGCAAGTATACCTAGACAAGCAATTATTGATTGCAAGGGATTAAAAGAAAAATATGATTATGGGGCGGCACTAAGCGAAAAAGAGATGTGTTTTAGATTAGACACAATGGGATATAAATTTTACCTAGATTCTACTATCGAATATAGAGCATTACACCATGAAAGAATTGGTGGAACAGAGTCTTGGGATAAACATTATAAAATTGCTTGCGATATGTTTGCAGAAGATATGGCTAAGATTAGGGGTGGTCAAGAGTTAATTGGTGACTTATGAGTATCCCTGAGAAAGTTATGCTCCAACAAGTGCTCCACTTGGTTCTTTAACAACTTTAGGTTTTCTATCCGATTATCATGTTTATCCCCATTTATGTGGTGTACTACCTCTCTTTTAGTTAGCTTCCTACCAATATGATTCTCCATAACTAAACGATGTTCTTTAACATAAATCTTGTTCCCTATTAATACTTTAATATAACCATTCTTATCAATTGTTTTTCCTCCCCTCCACTGCCAATTCCCCTCCCCACTATTATTTTTACTAGCCGCTTCGGACATTCTCTTTCTAATAACGGGATCAGAGTTAAGTCTTTTTAGATTATTACTCCTAGACAACCTTCCTCCTGGAGAAAGAGAGGAACATTTATATCCGCAAAATCTTTGTTTTCGAGGACTTAGAAAACTTTTATTACAAAGTTCGCATATATGGGGAAATGGTTTGTAAGGCATAATAACATTATATCATAGAACGATCCCTAGTTGAATTATGTTTAATAAAAGTGTAAGATTATCCAAAGAGTCATCATCCAAGAAGGAGTAGCTCGGCATAAATAATGTATGTCGGGCTTTTTTATGCAATTAGTATTTGACCCAAGGTATCGCCGAATTGTAGATTTTCTTTCCTTGGACTCTGTCGAGCTAGAAGAGCCACATGTCCCAGAGAAGATTATGTTTCTCTATGATTGGGCGGAGAAGAAAACTGGCGGAGACTTAACTGCGGTACTTAATAAACTGTCCTCTCTTAAAAAGGAAGTAGGATCTACTCTCCGGGGTAAACCACTACTCATTGATTTGTACAAGTGGACCAAGCTCGATGCCAACAAAACCATTGACAGAGAATTAAAACAACTTGAGAAGGAAACAGAGGAAGAGCGCAAGGAGCGTGAGGATAGAATGGTCAAGAAAACTCAAGAAAAGATTAAAACCTGGAACCAGACCAAAGACCAGATTTACAAAGAGTCAGACGAGAAAGATCTGGAGAATATCTACAAAACGAACACCGTAGCTCGCATGATCAGGAGCGAAGACAAACAACAAAGCAAGACTAATATCAATTATAGAATAGCCAAGGATGAGAGTCCTAAAGCTGTAGGAGTAAAACCATATGACAATCCCACTTAATGGATTTGATAGAGAAGAACACGACGGAGATCTGCATGCCAAGAATGTTAAGTTGGTCGGTAGTACCGCAACAATATATGCTGTAGTTAATACAAGTGCAGCAGGAGTAGGCCAGTCTATTGTGACCGTGGCTAATCCAGTATCTATTGCGGGGAACGTTACGATTAGCGACTCTAAGGGGTTTATTGGTTTAGTAACTATTGGAGGTGGAACCATTGGGACCACCTTTGCGGGGAACGTAACCCTAGATCCGGGGAGTAAAACTGGCGTTGTCGGGAACGTGACTCTAAGTGATAGTAAAACATTCATCGGACTTGTTACGGTGGGTAATACGGTAGCCACCACATTCTCTGGAAATGTGACTCTGAGCGACAGCAAAACCTTTATTGGCCTTACCTCGGTTTCAGGATTCACCAATCCCTTGCCCGTAACTCAATCGGGTACCTGGGATGAGGTCGGAATTAACGACTCGGGCAACTCTATAACTATTGACGGAAACGTGGGTATATTGGGGAATGTTACTTTATCAGACAGTAAAACCTTCATAGGGCTAGTCTCAGTTGGAGGAGGAATACTCAACACCGTGACTGCCGTGACTGATATTACTAACCCCGTAGCTATTAAGGGTAACTTAACCCTCTCTGACTCCAAAACATTTATCGGATTAGTCACCGCATGGAGTAGGAACGCCGGGACCACCAAGACTATAGATTGGAAACCAATTACCCTATCTAGTGCCTCTATTTTAACTGTGTTTACCCCTACTAACGCAAATAAGTTTTACATCACAAATCTACTCGTAAGCTCAGACGCTACAGTCCGCGTCTCAATTAAGTCTGGTGTAACCTATTTAACTGGGAATGCGACCATTGGAGTAGTGTTAAATCCTGGTGGTGGGTGGGCAGAAAGAGGCAGTGCTGACGCTCCATCATTCATCGGTTGTGCGTCTGGACCACTTATTGTGGAGAAGTTTGATATGACAGGAACTAAAGCAAATGTAGGCGGTAAGGTGGTCTATTTTGAGGAGTAAAATATGGCAGCAATTGAACTAGGATCTACCCCGCTAGTATCTGACGCTAACCTCCGAGCATACTGGAAACTTGAGGATGTTAATGATTCAACGGCAAACGGATACAACCTAACCAATAATGGAAGTCTAAGTTTTGGTGCGGCACTTTTTAATAATGGTGCAGATTTGGGGAACCCAAACACCACAAAGTTTCTTAGTACAACCAATGTTTTTGGAATTTCGACTGGGAGTAGGACCCTTTCATTTGGAGGTTGGTTTAAACTAAATGCCGAAATCTCAACCTCACAGTTTGATATGGCCGCCAAAAGAATTGATATTGATGGTACGAATCGAGGTGTTTACTATCTTGTTTATGAGTATAATGCAGGTACTCGTAGATTTAATGTTGGGTATTATGATGGGACAAACAATAACGCTTATTATGACGTTACCCTTGGAACTACCTGGCATCATATCTTTATTACCTCGGATAATACTGGTTGGATCTTTTATTTAGATGGTGTTTCTAGGATAACGGGAACCACCGCCGCTACCTCTACCTGGGCAGTAGATACCTCTTTCTGGCTGGGTTATGGAGGGTCGGCTGCCTACTGGACTCCAGGTATTTATGATGATTGGTCTTTCTTCAGTAGAAAATTGGCAGATACGGAAGTATCTAATCTTTATAATGGAACTTGGCCAATTATTGGCAGATCACACATGACCCCCAACACCTCATTCTGGGGCGCTTGATTTTATTTCTTAATAAGTATAAGATTATCCAAACGACTATCACTTTAGAATAAAGGAAGTCCGAAATACTTATTGTATCTCGGGCTTTTTTGGTATTATGGCAGACCAAACTTTAACCACGCAACAGAAAGTAATTATCCTTCAGAAGAATTTATCTAGTACCAAAATACACCTTGACGATTTGTTGTTTGAAAAGTTTGGATCTAACAGACAATCTGAAATACTTGGAATTATCGGAAACAAAGGTCAAGGGTTTGAAAAAACTCTTAACGATTATTTATTAAGTTTATAAGGAGGCCAACATGGCTTACGTAAGAAACCTAGACGCTGATTCAGGCGCAAACTTTATCGGGGATGACTCTTCCCCCACATTATCAATGTCCAACACTGTAGGGCCAGCCCTAGAGGTGGTGGCCAAGGGTACGGCTAATGCCAGTATCTCTGGACTTAAGCTGACCAGTTCAGTGGCTAGTGAAGCTGTTTTACAGCTTGGCGGGACTTCATTCGTCTCAGCAGTAACTATTAAATTTATAACTGGCGGAGTGGCTGGTAGTGGCGCAATCCGCGTTGCTCTAACTGACGGAACTTTTGGCTGGATTCCAGTTCTACCTGACGCAGCAGTAACAGCAGCAGCTAAAGCGGCTTAATAATATGAGTACAACAGTAGATCAAATCCAATCTCGTGTAGCTGGTTTTGTTGATCAGGATCAGGATACGGCGAACATTGAGGCTACTGACTATGCACTTAGGTTAAATTATATAAATCGTCGGGAGCGAACGTGGAGTGAAATTGGGAAATGGCAATCCTTAGTTAAAGAATATAACACTTTAACAAGTACCATCTCCGGAAATTGCTCCATATCGCTCCCTTCTGATTTTAGATCCCTGGCAATCCTGCCACAAATATCTTTCGATGGGACTCAAACTTTAGAATTCCAAGACATCCGACCTCAAGATGAATCTAAGTTTGATCCTAGAACCTCCGCTTACGTTAAACTAATGGGCAACCCCGCAAATGGGTATGTAATGAGGGTTAACCCTCCAGTAACTAGCGGTCAACTAGCTTCCGGTGCTTCGATTAAAATTGTCTATTACTCGACCCCCGCCTCACTTTTGTCGCCCTCAGATATAACAGCCTGTCCCAATCCTGAGTACCTAGTCCAAGGAGTGATCGCTGACGTGTGGGAATCTAAAGAAGATCCACGCTATCAAAACGCTAAGTCTGAAGCTAATACTTTACTCCAAAACATGATCGAATTTGAGAGCACCCCAAGTGAAAGGTCTTATTCTGCTGAAGTCCACACCGTAGAACAGAGAAACAATTTTAGATGGGGGCGGTAAGATGGCCTACCTCTATACTAGAATATCACCACTTAAACCCTCAAAAGACGTAGACCTTACCTGGGACTCATTTCGTAAAGGACTAAACACCCTACTTAAAGAAACTGAGGTTGGTAAAGATGAACTTGTCCAAGCGGACAACTTAATTCTAATAGGTAAGGGAGTCCCGACTAAAAGGTGGGGAACCGCCTTGTATTTTCTTGCAAACGCTACGGGTAGTGTTAGGGGGATCAGGGGATTCTATCAAGCTGATGGTACTAATCAATTATTAGCAGTCACAGACCAAGGTCTGCTAACCAAACAGTCGGGAGCTTCGTATGCGGTTTTGACTGGAGCCTCTTGGGCTTCTGGGTATAACGTTAACATGGAACAGCTTGGAAATAATATGTATATCGTAAACGGACAGCGAGAGTTGGTTCGTTACTCTAATCCAACCCTAACCTCGTTCCCCACAATCTCAACCCCTACAAACACATTCGCAACTGGAATATCTGGAGTATCCGGGACTAACACTTTGGGGTATCGAGTATCAGCTATCGGTAAAGTGGGGGAAACCTTAGCTACTTCTGCCTATGCGCTAGGAAGTCAACCCGCTACTCCCGAGGAGGGAACTGTTAAAGTTACCTGGACTGCAACCTCCGCAGCCTCAGGGGATCTCCTGGGATATAACATTTATGGTCGAGCCCTTGGAGATGAGCGATTCTTAGGCTCTGTAGACCAGTTTACAACTACTTATATTGATAATGGGGCGGCTACGCCATCTGAGTTTACTTATCCTCCCACGGCCGATTCTACGGGCGGGGTTAAAGCTAAATATATTAAACGCTTCCAAGACCGCCTGGTGTATGCGGGAATTTCAGGAGAGCCAAGTAAAGTAGTAATTTCTGGTCGCTGGCCCAATCAAGAGAAGAATGATGTGTCTTATGGTGGAAATATCTGTATTATCGAGCCTGACGCTGGAGACAACATTACCGGGCTTGAGGTGTTTGAGCAGAGGATTATCGTATTTAAACAGCGAAGCATTTGGCAGATTACCTTAACCGGTGCTCAAGCGGGGAACTTCTTTATTTGGACCCCAGAACTACAACTCATTACTAGATCACACGGTTGTATCGCTCCTCGTTCGCTGATGGCGGTAGAGAATGACGTGTTCTTCTTAACTCGTCGAGGAGTGTATGCACTAGGTTACGAACCTAACGTTCTAGTTGTTCTAAGGACTAACGAAATATCCGCTCGTATCCGTCCGTTCTTTGACTCCTTGAGTCCCGATCAACTGATGGGAGCCACGGCTTTCTATCATGACTTTAAATATGGGATCTCTTTCCCTGGTAAAAATAAAACCGTTGTCTATGACCGAGAAAGAATGGCCTGGATGGGGCCATGGAATCTTGATGCCAATGTTTATGAATCTTACTTTGACTCATCAGATCAGGAACATCTTTTGTACGGGGACAACTCTAATCCTAACGTTGTTGAGTATTCTTCTGACTACGGGGATGACCAGGGGACGGCCATCGCTACTATTTTAAGAACTAAAAAGGATGACTTTGGGGACTGGACTAAATTCAAAAACTTAAGAACGGTTCAGACTGAGTTTCGTAACGTCTCGGGAACCGTGAATGTAGACATCCGTTTACAAACGCGTGACGGGCAAGTAACGACAACTAAGTCATTTAACATCTCCCCCGCCTCAAGTAACGCAGGTTGGGCTTCGTTCTTATGGGGAGACGCTTTATGGGGTGACTCCCCGGAACCAGGGGCATCCTCAGATGTTAATGAAATTTACCGCAGGGCAGAACTAGGAGGGAAAACAACTAGGTCTATTCAGGTTATAATCTCTACATCTAATCGAAATGACAATTATGAATTATTATCTATTCGCTCAACAGCAAACATGCAAGGACGCGGTATCTTACCAGCATCCGAAAGGGTTTAAATATGGCACAAGCACTCTACAAAGCTCCAGGTGTTAACTTTGGTAGCACCTCACTTAACGGAAACATCAACGATACTGTTGATACTATTACGCTAAGTTCTACAACTAACCTCAAGAGTCCGGGTTATCTAGTAATTAACCGTCAGAACTCTCTACAGGAAAACACCCCCAACGCTCGCGAGGTGGTTAAATACACGGGAATTGCGGGCAATGATGTAACCGGAGTTACCCGCGCAGCTGACGGATCTACCGCCAGATCACATTCAGACGGAGCTTTGGTTGAGCCCGTCTTGACAACGGGGATGTGGAATGACCAGCAGGATTTTTTGGCGGTCTCACTCTCAACGGTTGATGGAACGCTTCGCCCCCAGTCGACAGCAACGATTACTAACATGTTCGGCAATCTGTACGCCTCGACTATCACCGTTGCAGATCTGTCAGTCACAAGTTCTCTCTTTGCTTCGGGAGCCTCGATCTCGGGGAACTTCCCACTAAACCCAGTGTTCTCGTTTGTAGGATCATTATCAGGGGCCACAGTTTCTCCTCAGACTGCTCTCTCAATGCCACACGCAGGATCGTTTAAATGGTTCTCAGTTATGACAAGAACCGTAGCCTCTGGGGCTTCAGCGATCATCGATATTAACATTAACGGATCGTCAATCTTTGACGCGGGGACTAGGCCAGCAATTGCAGGAGGGGGGACGTTTGTCTCTACAGCCTCAATCGCCACCAAGAACTTCGCCGCAGGATCACGCCTGACCTGGGACTTTGACGGAGCCGCACCCGTACACATCACCGACTTTACAATTCAGGGGAGGTCGTAATGGCTATTACTCTTGACTCATCCAACGACGGGACGGGAGGAACCGCCTCGTCGTTTACTTATGCCCACAACTGTACTGGGACTAATTTAGGTTTATTTGTTGTTATCCGTGGTGGTGGTGGAGAGGGCGATAGGGTGACTGGTGTTACATATGCGGGAGCAGCCATGACAAGGCTCCAATACTACAACCCAGGAGGAGAAGGAATATATGTTTACTACAAAATTGCCCCCGCAACTGGATCAAATAATGTTGTTGTCACTTGCTCTGCTTCATCTTTTATACAGGTGGGAAGTATCTCCTATAGGGGAGTAAACCAAACCACTCTTACCGAAGGGTTAACTACAAATACAGCAACCGCAACAAGTATAACTACCAATATTACCGTTTCTACTCGAAATTCCTGGACTGCCCTATTTTCTAAAAACGCCTCCGAAACAATCCTTGCGGGGACTGGATCAACTCTCAGGGTAAACGCTGGCTCAGAGGGAGCTAGAAGTGCCGACAGTAACGCCCCACTATCTACTGGATCTCAAAGTATGCAACTTACAGCCGCCGGATCTGCCGCTTGGTATGTAATTGCCTGGGCAATAGTTCCATTCCCAGAACCAACTAGCGGATCAATCGCTTACTTTATGTAACTTATGAAACTAATTAGAAGAATAAAAACAACCTACCGTACCTGGACCAAGGTCTTCAACAAGTGGTACACAAAAGTGGTCTCCACCAAAAATGGGAAGGCTAAAAAATAATATGATGAACAAAAATACAACCATTAAATTTATTAACTTCATAGGAACAATTATAACCTATAAGTCAAATTAAGGAGGATATATGGCACTAAGAACAGGCTCATGGGGAACGCCCGAATTTGGAATCACTGAAAAGATCCAAAGCTTATTCGCGCCCCAAAAATCTTATACTTCATCTGGGGGGAGTAACTTGTTTAGCAGTTCTTCGGCAAACAATACAACCACCTCAGTCCCCGTTCCCAACGCTTACTCATATCAGACCAGTTCTCCCGGTGTATCTCAACCAGTTACACAGCCATCTGGATCAATTCTCGGTGCATCAACTAGCGGAGGGACGGATCAGCAACAACAAGCCCCCATGGAACCAGCTCCAGATGGAACTGAAATAAACTGGGATGAGATCTATGCTCCAGCTTTTGACGCACTTAACCAGGCAGAGCAAGGACTTCAATCAAGCTACCAAGCTGGACTAGGTGAAGCAACAAGCGGAACCGCCTCCCGGAAAGCTAACCTAGCTTCCGAAGAACAAGCTCGTATGGAAAACTTTGGTCAACAAAGAACTGGTGAAACCAAGCGCACCGAAGGAGCTATCTCAGAAGCCCGCAGAATGGCCTCACAGCTCTTACAAGGACTTCAGAGCCAGTATGGTGGATCAACTGGGACAGGCGCCTTTAGAGGCGAGCAGATTGGCGCAGCCGCTACTCAGAACATAGCTGGGAATCGCGCGGCACTCCAAACTGCTCTAACAGGAATTGCTAGCTCAGAAACGGCCCTGCAACAGAAAGTCCTACAACTTCAGAACGAAGAAGATCGTGGACTAGAACAAGCCAAGCTCCAACTGAGAGCTAACCTTGATCGTGAACTAGGGGCTATTGCTTCAGAGCGAGGAAAGTTGAGTGTTGATAAAGGACTACAGAGAGCTGATGCTCTGCAAAATTATCGTGCAGCTTTGGCTGATGTAGAAGCTAGAAACACTCAGTTCAAGCAACAGCTCTATGTCCAGGCTCAACAGCAAGCACAAAAACTAAGCACGCTTAAGCAGTCTGCTCAGGAGAAATATAGTGCTAACCTGAAAGCCGCCAACCTAACCAACGGTCAACAGATCACGGTAGGAAACAAGGTGTATCAACCAATGCCTACATCGAGTGGAGACATCCAATACCTTGAAGGGTCTGTTAACCAAGTAGAGGGAGACTATGATGGAGACGGAGTTCCAGACTACTTAAACGGGTAAAAGGAGAATCATGGGATTCATGGATGAGGTCAGAAAACAACTAGATATAATGAGACAAAAAGCTCAAGCGTCTAAGTTTGGGCAAACTTTAAGAACCCCCGTTGCCGTGAGTCCCGGAGTAGCTAGAACTGCTGCAAAGTTTGCGGGAGCTACCCCAGGCAGGATTGTGAGTCAGGGAATCCGACAAAACGCGCCCCTATATAAGCAGGCAGCATCTGGGTTTACAGGATCATCAACTTTTGGGCTGGCTCCAAGTTTTGCCCCTGCTCCACAGGGACTGGCGCAAAAAGCAGCTTATGGTGTGGGGTTTGTTGGCGGACTTGTAAATCCACTTAATCCTGTGACTCGTGTAGCCGCAGGACTTAAAACACTCAAACCAGTCGAGACTGCTTTTAGAGCAGCACAGCGACCGCTGGGTAATGTGGCGGGTAAGCTCATATCTAAAGGTGGAGCTACTAAGTTATTGGGTAAAGGCGTTGCCAATCTTTCACAAGGAATTCCACTGACCGCCGCCTATGCACTGGGGAAAATGGGAACAGGACAAAAGTATGAGGGAAAAGATCTGGCATTAGATACAGGATTTGATTTAGCTGCTGGAGCTTTAATCCCTGGGGCCGGTGCGGCCATTCCTTTACTTGCAGGTCTATCTAAAAAGGTAGTTAATACCGAAATAAAGAACGCCCTTAAAAACGAACCAGGGATAAGGTCGTTAGTAGGACGGATAAAATCTATTGATAAATTACCGATTACAGATCAAATAAACCTAAGACCTAAATTATCTAAACTACTTAAAGACATGCTTGATGAGGTAGCTCCAACTGTATCTAAAACCCTGTCTAAAATAGAAAAGACCAATCCCGATTTATGGGAGAAGCAAGCAGTTGCCGCACTAGAGGATCGCCTAATGACCGCCAAAGATCCTGTACTTAGTGCAGGACTACAAGCTAGAACCATGAAGAAACTAGACACCCCCAAGCTAGAAGTGGGGGGTGTTAAACAGGTGACACCAGAACTACCTCAACAGGCAATACAAACAACCAGTAAAGGAACAACCATCCCAGAATCAGTAATATCACAGCAACTATCAAAGGGTGTCGATCAAGTAGATAATCTAAAAACTTCATCAGAGTCTATTTTATCACCAGTACAAAAAATAACCCAAGCTCTCCAAGAAGCTAAGCCTATTCGTGGACAGCAAGAAGCTCTCTATGCCAAGGCTCGCTCTCAACAGGCTGCACGATTAGCTGGAGTAGGATCAAGCGTTAAGGGCGAGAAGGGGTACTTCGCACAACTAGGACAACTAAAAGGTCAACTTCCTAAAGCGCAGTTTGAAGGAGTAAGAAACAAGATTCAACAATCAGACATTGACGAACTGTTTAACGTGGTAGAAAACAAAGCAATATTCTCACCATTCGAAAAGGTAAACGCCAAGACAGCCCTATCTAAACTACTAGGATCAGAGGGTGGTCAAGTACCCACTAAGAGTGAACTATCTTTACTAGGAGAAGTATTCCCCCCAGAAATGATTGATGCAATCTTGTCTAACCGAACTAACTTCCAGAAATTGATGTCGATAGGTGGAAACGTAATCAACATTCCAAGAGCCATGATGGCTACTGCTGACCTATCTGCTCCCCTAAGACAGGGAGTGTTCCTGGTTGGTAGACCCAAACAATGGGTTCCCGCTTTCAAAGATATGTTTAAGTACGCCTTTAGCGAGGACGCCTATAAGGGTCTAGCAGAACAAATCCAATCACGTCCAACCTATAAAGCCATGAGGCAAAACAAGCTTGCCATTACGGATATGGGTCCCAACATGTCCAGCCGTGAGGAAGCCTTCATGTCCAACCTTCCAGAAAAGATCCCCATCTTTGGGTCAATAGCTAAAGGATCTAACCGTGCATACTCTGGGTTTCTTACTAAACTCAGGGCTGATGTGTTCGACGATCTCTATAAAAAAGCAGGAGAACAGGGGCTCTTAAAAGACAACCCCAAGGTAGCCGAAGACATAGCTAAGTTTGTGAACGCGGCAACAGGTAGAGGAACCCTGGGTGCTTTTGAGAAAGCTACTGAAATCCTAACCCAAACCGCCTTTGCTCCACGCCTCGTTGCCTCAAGAGTTCAACTACTTAATCCTATTTACTACGCCAAGCTAGATCCCTTCGTCCGCAAGGAAGCACTTAAATCACTCCTAACATTTGTAGGTACTGGAGCTACTGTACTAGGACTAGCCAAGATGGGTGGGGCCGAGGTAAATGACAACCCAACCAACTCTGACTTTGGCAAAATCAAAGTGGGTAATACAAGATATGACATCTGGGGAGGATTCCAACAGTACGTTAAACTAGCATCACAGTTAGCCTCTGGCAAGATCACTAGCTCCACAAGTGGGAAAGTAATGACGCTCGGTGAGGGCTACAAGCCCATGACCCGCAAGGATATTTTACTTAGATTCTTTGAGGGAAAAGAAAGCCCGGTGGCCTCGTTTATCACGGGACTGATGACAGGACAGAGTGGAACAGGAGAACCCTTAAATATCCCAGCAGAGACGATCTCCAGATTTATCCCGCTTCTAGTCCAAGACTTATACGATCTTTATAACGAGTACGGTCCCAAGGGAATTGCCATGGGAATTCCCGGAGCGTTTGGTATCGGCTCGCAAACCTACGGGAAAACAGAGTTAGTATCAGGACAGAATAAAGTAGGACAACCAACTCAACAGATTAGACCAACGCAAGACTTGCCAACCAAACTAGCCGAGAAGGCGTTTGGTCAACGCCCACTAGGGTCTACAAGTTCGTGGAACGCCGAAGTCTGGCTAGATCAGTTTAAAAAGATGTCTAAAGAAGAAAAGACTGCGGCCTGGAAACAATTATCAACCAACCCAGATCTTAAAAAGAAGGTCGAAGGTGTTGCTAAGGCTAGAGCCAAGGGGATCACAGTCCAAGATGAACAACTTAAACTTAAAGGTGTTGCTTCAGGAGATCGTGCTATAGCAATCGCCAAGACTCTAAACAAAGCCAAGACTAAAGAAGAGCGCAACAAACTCTACTCCGAGTATGTCCGTAAAGGTATAATTACTAAAGAAGTAGCTAAACAATTACCAACCTTACTTAAAAAATATGATTGATAGAGTACCACTAAGCGAAGCAATAACCGAGGAGATAGTAGAGTCTTCAGCTCCAGCTGCTGTCGGTCCTGAAGTATCTCAGCAGTCTACTCTTGATGAGATGAGGGATATGGGAGTCCTATCTTCAATGCTAGGATTTGTACATGGATTTGAAGGGATGAATAACGACGCAGATCTAATAATGCGGTGGGCAAGAGAAAAGACTGGGGAGTTTAGTGGGACTAAACTGTTGTCTTTTATTAAGGATACTATCAAGGGAATGGGGACTACTGAAAAAGGCAAATCACTCTTGACTAAACTTAGATTATATTCAGCCCTGGACACCAGACAATCTGACCTACAAAAACAAAAGGATCTTTTATGACACGCAAACCATCACTCTTAATTCAACACGACGAGCACGCAGAAGTCGGTGGGGTGGCCGGGAAGAAAGTGTTTATTATCGACAACGCCGGAAATCAGATTATTTCCTTTGGAAGTGCGACCATCTCTATAATCGGCAACGTCACAATCAACGAAGTCAAAACCTCTTACTACACCAACGAATCCTTAGCCTCTGGATACACCTTTCACGGGTTCTGCACTCCAGGGAGCAATCCCACCACGGCCTCTTTTAGAGTTATGCGAGAGACGTCCTTAACGGGGGAAATTTTATTTGGGGCAGGGACACCTGACTTTACCCATCAGTGGTCAGTCTCTTCTTTGCCGAGTATAAGCTGGAGTTAATATGAGCACAATCGAACCATCAACAGGACAGGTCTTATCACACAAACACAAAGTCGCTGATCTAAAGTCGGTGGCGATTGTTAACACAGAGGCTGTAATATTGGCCTCTACTCCCTCATCTGGCAAAATCGCCTACGGCACAGACACCCAATTCTTCTATGTCGCAGATGGAAGTGCTTGGCATCAGGTTGTTCTTCCCCTTGGGACTCGCAGTTCAGCTGTGGATATAGGAATTTTCCCTTATGGAGCAGATAACGGATATAGTGCCTCCAATTTAAGTAATAAATACTTGCACAACATTGTTATAAAACACTTTAACAGTCAACTAATCGGAGAGGATGGAGCATTACGCACCAACACAACCACTCACAAGTTACAGGTGTACCTTAATGGCTCATGGACAAATGCTTTAGCATACACAGATGCTGGGGAAAATGCTATCATGTTATGGACAGATATTTGGCAATCATTTGACAGTTATGGAAAAAATTATATTCATGGTGGTAAGGTGGACATTGGGCCGTTAGCCAGTGACCACATATTAGACGGAGGGGTCATTAGTGACCAAATAGAAGTATGATAATCCAAACAAGCGAAAACAAGTATTTTGAATTTCAGGACAATCCTACTAAAGGAGAGATAATTGACGTTGGTGCAATAAACACGGAAATAGAAGATATAAATGAAATTCTAACCAGAAAGAAAGCAATACTATCTGATAGCAAGAAACTTCTTGCGTGGGCAGTTTCAGAATATCCTTTTATATCGGGAATAAATGATTTAGAAAACAGAAAAAAAGAACTCTTACTTAAGTTAGAGAGGACTAGATAATATGGCAACAAAATATGTAACCAAAACTGGAAACGATACAACAGGCGATGGTACAAGTAGTCTGCCCTATTTAACCATATCAAAAGCACTAACCGTTACGACAGACAACGATACAATAAATATCGGTGAGGGAACTTGGGCAGAAAATATTGGGTCTTACAGTAGAACTTTTCAAGGTGTTTCTATGTTTAAGACCATCGTATCTTCAGTGACAACCGTCTGGGTAAACAAGACAGTGGTTTTTAATGATATTAAAATCATTCATAATCTGGCGGGTAGTTTTCCTATCGGTGGCTCTACTGGTTCTTACACGTTTAACAGGGCGTGGCACGATATGTCCGCAGCGGCAACAGCCTTACTCACATATACCGAGGCGGCGATTACTGTTACTTATAATTACTCAATACTGTCGGGAAATAGTTTGGCGATGACCTATACACATTTTTCTCTAGGTGCGACTTTTAATTTTAGCCACAGTGTTATTGTCGGAATGTACGCTACTGGATATTTATTTAACACAAATAATGTTGTCAGTATAGAAAATTCAATCTGGTACTTACCTGTCGCCTGTCCAATATCATTAGGAAGTCAGGCTTTTGTTTTGGAGCAGTACAACTGTTGGTATGCCCCAAGCGGCACGATTACCAGTAAACCTGGCGGGGCTTTTAACGCTACAGATATACTAACCAATCCTTCCTTTGTTGACCTTACGGGATTTGATTTAAGATTAGCATCTAATTCACCCTGTATAGGAACAGGACACGCATAATATGGCAGTAACTAAAGACGTTGTGAGAATAAGGATTCGGAGGGACACTCTTGCTAATTTATTGGCAGGAGAACGAGATAGTGGAATAACCAAATACCAGGGCGAGCCTTATTACACCACAGACACCAAACAACTCTTTATCCATGATGGGACAGTAGTACAGCCAGTACAGAGTTTGGATATGGCGTGTATAAATGATGGGGACGTGGTTACAAATGAGGGCGAAATAGTATATGCTTATTAAGGAGGTAAATTATGGCAAATCTTAATGGATTGGCAATTGCGAAATTAAGTACTGCGTCGGCAGTAAATATGCAGACTGCGGGGGGTGCGCAGACACTTTATACTGTACCGACAGGGAAAGTAGCGTACATTACTCATGTAGTTGTGAGAGACATTTCGGCGACTTTAGCAGGTGGAACGGACTACGACTTTACCCAATGGAGGCAAACAGTAGACCTATCGGCAATGACAACTGCAAATACTGATTACAGGGTAATTAACGGAAACGACACAAAATATCAAGAACTGGCTGCAGCAACAGCTTTTCAGATAACACCAAGTACGGGAAGTACGGGAGCTGCGACTGCGACTATTGAT